TGTATGACGAAGGGTATGCCATACCTCAGTATGACATTTCAACTGTAAAACGAACGTGGCGTTACAAGGACAAAATTTTTACCACGCCGTATGACGTACCCGTTGAAAAAATAATGTGGAACGAGCATTTAATGGAATTTTTAAAAATGGAGAAGACTGATGAACGCAGTACCCGCTAAATACTTTGCATTCCCACCCTACCGAGCCGAAGACCTTGGCGGCAAGATGGGTTGGTGGGGCGTAATGAACCGTAATGGCTTTAATTGCTTGACGTTTTCCGATAAGCCAGGGGCAGTGGTGACAACTGAGGAATGGGCAAAACAGATTGCAACTGAATGGAATGACGCATATAACAAATGACCAACTTTCAAACATGGGAGCAAAGAAATTTAGCAAAGTTTGCCGCAGAAGCAAACAAGAAAGTGTTAGAGCAACAAGAAGAAATCAAGGCGCTGCGTGAAGATTTGCGCGTTGCACTTGACGCATATCGAAAACTACTTACAAAGGAAGAAACCAAATGAACATAACTCGATTAACCCAAGTCCGCGCCCTGTTTACAACACTGGCAATTGCAACTCTTGCAGGATGCTCATCCGATGCAGACGTTGCCTCGCGCAATATGTCTCAAGCCGCAGACAATTTTGAGGTGGCACGGCGCGTTATCTTTTACAACGGCATCACAAATGAATACATGCTGACCATTGAGGGGTACTGCTCAATCTTTCCAGAAACAAAAAAGCTGTCAGTGGTTTGCAAGACTGGCCCCGGCGTTTACAAGAAGCACTACCTTGGGCTTTCGGACAACGTGACGTTTTTTGTTGAGCAACTTGATGCAAAAAATGTAGGCACAAGTTTTTATCGCGTGGTGTTTAAACCATCAACAATTATTCCTGATGTGGTAATGAAATGAACAAAGACACAGGTGGGCCAGCATTTCCTCAACCAGATGTACCTGCCGTTTACGGTAGAGGCATGACCCTGCGCGATTACTTTGCGGCGAAAGCAATGCAAGGGATGCTTTCCAACCCAAAACTAGAGAAACAAATTATAGCGGCAGGGCAGTCTTGGATTGAAGAATCCGCATGGGCGGTGGCAGACGCCATGCTGAAAGCGAGGGAAGTATGACTGATACAAACACAGGCTGGCGCAAGCGTCAGATTGCCCTTAATGTTATGGCTGAGAACGCCCGTGAGTTGGGGCTGGACTATGATCCCGTACATCCCACACAGCGCCAGTGGGTGGGGCTGACGGATGAGGAGCGGCAAGATATTGCACTTGAAGTTCCGATGGATGCTGTATGTATAACTGAAGCCAAACTCAAGGAGAAGAACACATGAACACTGAAGACGACGAATTTGAGCGCATTGAAATGGAGCAGCGTGTACGCGCTAAGCAAAAAGAAATGTTTGGAATTCCGTTCATCACGCAAGAAGAATTGGAACAGCTTTTAAGGGAAGAAAATGAAGTCCAAACACCAAGCGATACGTGACCTGTTGCTGGTGTCTGAAGATGGTCTGACAGTCAATGAGATAGCCGATCATTTTGGCGCAACTTCTAAGACTATCTGCAAAACGCTAAAAACCGTTTGTGGCGTGTACATTGACCGTTGGACAGGGCCAAGCCGAGGTCAGTACACGGCGGTCTACATGTGCGTGGAAACTCCAGAGAACGCTCCACATCCTTAGGCGTAGGGGCGAGTTCCAGTGCGGTCAATGATTAGCGCCTGTCTACGTGGAGCACCAGTTTGCGGGATGCTGATGTGGGTCCAAGCGTCAAATTCTCTGATGATTTGTTGATACGGCAACTTAAGCAACGCCCTCACCACGGCGTCAGGCGTCATTCCAGGCACCCTAAAGTCAGCGGCTAACCCTAGCCTATGGTGGCTGCTGTCTTTGCTCCCTACGGCATCATTGACGGCCTTGCTGCGATACCCTGACGTAATAATTACAGGCTTACCGCCAAGGGTAGCTTTTACAATCTCAAGAAACTGCGCCAGTCGTTGTAAATTGCTGATTTCAATCTGAGTTGGAGTATTGTCAAGCTGGCGGTGATCCGTGTATGTCAGTTCCGCAAGTGTGAAATGAGGCGACAAGTTCATGTCCGCGCAACGCCGTTAAGTTTTTCAATTGTTCGCAAGCCGCCGATACCAAGCATACCCATTAACACAGGTGTCATTTCAGACAGATCGGCAGGGGCCAAATTTAAAGGATGTTCAAAATATGCAGCCGCAAACAGCGCGATCTTTAATCCAATCCAGTTCCAAGCGCAAGCCGCGCCGCATACCCAACCAATAAAGGGACGCCAGCCGGACACAAACACGCTGGTGCTTGCCGCCTCAACTTTATTTATTTCCATCTGCCCAGCCATTGCGGCCAGTTCACCAGACTGCTGGAGCTTAATTAATTCAAGTTTTGCAGTTGCCGCCTGCACAGGATCAGGCCACACCCGATCAATGACTTTGCCGCCAATGTCCAGCAATGCTGATACGGGGTCAAGGCTCACTTATCAACCTTTGCATCTAGCTTATCAAAAATCTTACCGAGCATTTCTTTGATGTCGTTAATGTCATGGCGGTAATCGTCCTTGGATACGTAGGTGCTGGGCATCGCCCTAACGTCCGTGTCAAGGCGCTCAATGGCTTTGGTAATGTTGTTCAGCACCCAGCCTCCAAGGAAAGCAACCAGACCGAGAGCAACGTTGATGATTTGTTGAGTATCCATTATTCTTTTCCGTTGGCCATGCCAGTTAAGTCAATGCGATATGGCGTTTGGCCAGATTGGGCCGCCGTCAATGCAGCCAATTTTGCTTTGTCGCTTGTGTTTAATTGAGTTGCTAATGCATTTGCAAAGTTAGGTCTTTTTGTAAGTATAGCGGCTAACATGTTTTGGCCAGCTTGAGAATATAATAATGGAGAAGCAATTAATGATGCAGCAATTGCTGGAAACCCAGCAGCGCCAGCGCCACCTGATGCAGCAAGTGCTGCAATCATTGATCGGTATGGCGTACCAGAATCAGGCACTTTATTGCCCAATGCTGTTTTTGCGCTTTCAGACAAGTCTTGCATTAAGGCTTGGCCTTGTGCAAATTGTCCTTTATCCTTGCTTCTGTCCATTGCTTTAATAGCATTTTGCAATTGTGCTGGAGAAAAAATTCCATCTTCTGCGCCAAGACTAGAAGCCGCACGTTCAACACGTTTGAAATTGGCGTAACCAGTATCTACAGCTTTTAATTCTTTTGCATATTGTGGATTGCTTCGCGTAACCAGTTGACGAACTTGATCTTGCGCTTCTTTTAATGCTTGGCCAATAAGTCTTTGATCTGCATCTGTAGAAGCACCTAAACGGCTAACAGTTTCGCGCAAATCATTTTGTATTGCTTTTAAAGTTTCACCAGTAATTGAGTTTTGTCCTTGAAATTTATTAAGAACATTGTTGTCTATCCAATTATTAAAAAAATTAACAGCTTTAGGATCAATTGCACCAGACTGAACCATGCCTTTTAAACTTGTAATAGCTGTTTGAAATGGCGTATCTTGTACAACAGTCATTTTTGGCAACAATTTGCCATAAGCATCATCTAACTTTTCTGATACAAATTGAACTGCTTCGCGGCCAACAACGCCTTCTGGCAATTTTTCTCCGATTGGCGTCAACGCTCGATTAAAAGCAACACGATTAACGTCTGCCATTGCCCTGCCTTGAGCGTTTTTAATAAAATCGCCAATTATTGGAACGCTTGACAATGCTTCTTCAGCACGTTTGTATCCACCGCCCAAAATTTGACCAGCAGTTGGCACAACGCCTTCTTTCATTAAAGATTGAATTTGAGGCGAAATGGTTGGACTAATGACTGCCGTTACTGGTTTAAGCAACGCATTTATTGGATTGGTGACGGCTGATGCTTGTGTAAGTGCATTACCTACTTTTCCTAAATTAGCCGCTTTAGCGCTAGCACCGGCGCCACCCAACAACATTGATAAATCACCAGCTACCCTGAACGGGTCTTGCTCCATTGTTCTAGCAAAGCCTTGACCAGTGCCATAAGTTTTTGCGTAATCTTGGCCAACAAGACTAGCTACATTTTGCGCACGTTGTAATGCTTCTGGATTTCCATAAGATTGTTCTAGAGCAGTAATGCCTCGTTGAACTGGTGCAGGCATGGCGTTATAAGCACCACCGGCAACAACATCAAGCAATGCTTTTCCAGTTTGTAATGGACTACTGACGGCCTCATATAAGCCGCCTATGGTGTTCCTGTACAAACTAGCTGGTGCATTGACCAACATTTCCCCAGGATTAAATGACGTTGACGTTGGTTTTACGTTCAGCTTTGCATCTTGATATGCTTTGCTGACAACATCAAACTCAGGAGTGCCTTTTTTGTCAGCATTGCTGACAATCCATTGTGCGTATTCGTCAGCGGTTGCCATTATGGATTTCCTTTTGGTGGGTTTCCTCTAAGAATTGCTTCAGCTTGGCTGTGAATATCATTTACAACGCTTGAAGGCGCAGCTCTTTCTAATTTCAAAGCAGGCAACTTATAAACTGTTGAAAGATTTTTATTTGTTCTATCAACAACACCTTGCAAATCTTTTATTTGTTTTTTAATTGCTTCAATTGGCACAACAGTAGAAGAAAAATCAATTGGGTTGTTAATGACTGAATTGATGATGCGTTCATCACCACCATTCAAAACACCCAAATTAAACAATTCTTTTGCAAACAACAAAGTTGCAGCGTGCGCTTGTCCAAGTTCTGCTCGCCTTGTTGGATTCAACATATCTGAAGATTTAAAGTTCTTCATTGTGTCTTGCATTTTTTCCAAAGCGTCATTGGTATTTGCCACGCCTAGAGCTTGTTTTGCATATGCTTCAGGAGGTGGTTTATTTTTACCACTTACAGGCTGACCAGGCACTCGTTCGCCAGTTGCAGATGGCAACGGAATTGGCGCAGGCGCAGGCGCAGCAATTTGATCAAGCACACTGTTCATGCCAGGAATGGCAGCGATTCGTTGGCCAGGCAATGCAGCCGGTGGCTGACGCATCATGCTTGCGCCTGGTGCGGCTGTTGGTGCAGCTTGGAAACCAGTTGGGCCGTAAACCACAGGAGTAGCCACGCCAGTTCTGGTGTTGACTGCCAACAGTCCACTTGGATCTTCTTGAATCGACATTGTGGGGTTGGCTTTTTCAAACGCAAATTTGGCTTGCGCCAAGTTCAACTGACCTTGCGACACTCTAAGCTGACCTTGACCTGTTATTTCACCAATAGTTGGTGTTTTTGAAATATCACCTCCAGCAACAGGCTGACCATAGCCAGGTAATATTGGATTGTCTTGAACAGATTGAATTTGACCACCAATGTCTCGGTCGCGTGTTTTTGGTAAATAAATCGATAATGCCTTGCGAGAGTTCTCTGTACTTGTCGCCATGCCCATCACAAATTTTGGCAGTTCTAACGCATTCATTGGAATAGAAGCAAGGTCTTCTTTCCTTAATAAACCTTGTGAAACAAGACGATTTGCTTGTGCAAATACTTCATTATGTGTAACCGGCTTACCAGATTGAAGGGAACTAACAAGTGGCGCTAAAGCAGTTGAAAATGCATCAACTCGATCCATAGCTGCTTTTGCTTGTTGTGCGTTAATTTTACCTTGTGTTTCAGTTTGCGTTAACGCAAGTCCAGCAGCTTCTTGTTGGGCTTTGTACGCAGCTATGCCTGGCGCTCCGTATTGAATAGCGCTCTGAAAATCTAATTTAAAATCAGGTCGTTTTGCTGCCGCATATAGGGCATTTTGTTGCTCATCTGAACGCTGGGCTGCACTGAGTTGGTACTGCGCTAGGGCGTTTTGATTTTGAGCATTCTGAATCTGAGCAATTTGGCCGTACTGCGCCAAAGGATTGGCAAGTTCCACACCTCTATAGCCCAATGCAATGTTTGGATCAATTGCCATAATTAAAGTTCTCCATTCCAGCTAAGATTTGTGTTGCCGCCGCCTTGAGGCGTGTACACGTTTCCAGCGCCATATTGGTTAACCAAATTACGGTTGTTTAAGACATTTAACAAATTGTTGCCTTGGTTGTAATTCAAATATTGACTTACGCCGCCGCTAATCGCATTTGCAGCACCAATCCCGCCAGCAGCCTGTGCTGCCGCACCGCCAGTAATCATGTTGCCTGCGTTGGTTGCATAATTTTGCCCAGCTTGTGCATTGGCAGCGTTTGCGCCAGTGCCAAAGCCAGCAAGGGTCATATACGGCGCAAGAGTAGCTTGACGTTCAGTTTGGTAACGGTTAAACGCATTCTGGTATTCTTGCGAACCCATCTCTTGGCCATACCCTTGAGCCGCACGTAGGGCGTTGCCAGAGATTAAACCACCACGAGCCGCAGCACTTGCGTCTAATGCTTTCTGGCCTTGCTGCAATCGAAACGCATAACCTGGGTCTTGCGTAAACTGATTCATGCCAAACTTTTGATAGTCGGCCATGCCTTGCAGTTTGCCAAGTGCGTTTACACCGGCTTCACGAAAAGGGGCATAGTCAGCACGTGTTTGATCATATTGTTCTTTTTGAAGATCGGCTGCGCGTCTTGCTGCATTAGCTTGTGTATCGGCAGCACTTTTAGACGATAATGCGCCAATAGCAGTGCTACCTATTATTGTACCGGTTACTGGATCAGGCATGACTGCTCTCCCATTCTTCAAAAGTTTCAAAAGCGTAAAACGCGCGGATTTCCCGAGACACTTTACGCATGTGATCAAACCCACCAATCAAAAACGCGGTGGCAATGTGAATCTCAATCCCCAAATTGCGGATGTGAAACGCAAGATTTCTTAAGTGCTTTTTGTCGCTTTTGCACATTTCATTGGCATCATGAAATCCGTTTATGGACGCCATGATCAACGGTTGATAATAGGTGTAGTTTGCCACAAACCAAGGGTTTGCGGGAAGCACAAACATCAACGAGGTAAACACCCGATTAACGTGGGCGTCCTCAATGGGGACATCTTTGTCAATCAGATCATCCCAAAGTTCCACGGCGTCAAAAAAGCAATTCAAAAAGTCAATGGCTTTCTGATCCCCCAAGCACCAGTTGCGCTTGTTGGTTTGGTTTTGCTCTTGCCACTCAAGCGTCATTGTGGGCATGATCAGCCTGGATAAACACGGCGCATAACAATCTTGTATGCTAGACCGTATGAACTACTGGTTACATTCATTTGTACGTTTCCGTTTAATGAATACGATAATCCTGTTGGTGTCCCCGCTGTTGTCGCTACCGCTGTACCTCCAGCAGTAGTGGACAACGTAAACGTAGTCGTTCCGTTGGTTGCAATAATATAGTAAGTTGTTGGATCGGTATAGCCTGTAATTGATCCAGTGCCACCAAAAGTGCCTGAAATTACAACCGCCATACCAACGGTTAACACAGTTGCTGTACAACTAAATTGCCCCGCAGTTCCAGTAATTACAACAGAAGACAATGCGCCGCCTGCAAGCCGCAACCAAGCTGGTGTGGTGCCTGAATAACTGCGAAGCGTGCCGTTCATAATGGTGCCAGCGTCAAAGCCTGTACTTAAATCAGCAGCGCCTGCATAGCATGTGTATTCGTACAGCGCTTTTGCATTAACCGCTGCCCCCGTGCTTTCAGCCACAGGGATAACATAAACAGTAGTCCAAGCTGCGCTGGTTAACGTGCCGGTAGCCGAGTACATGGTTTCATTGCCAAAGATCACACTGCCGCCAGCCAAGGGGGCGGTCAAATTAGTGCCAATCACGCAATCATAATTGCCGGTAGTGTCAGGGCCGATCCGAGGGGTTTGAATGGTGTAAGGCAACACAGTCACAATGCCACGGTCACTAAAAGCAGTACCCACGTATGTAATGCTATCAGCAGCAGTTGCCGTTAAAAAATACTTGTTCAGGACGTTAAATACAGCATCCACAGCTACCAAGTTACGAGCATTTGCTTCGGCGTATGGGTAAATAAGCTGACACTGGCCACCAGCAAGGTGAAACGCACCGTCCATCGTTGTTGAACTACCAGAGTATTCAACAATTACATCGCGATATTCCATTGCAACCGCGCCAGTTTGAAAAAGGCCACGTGTGCAACCAGTGATGTAAGCGCGGTCAACAGTTACAGTGGTGGTGGCAGCAGTAGGAACAACTGAGTTAGGCTGAAAACTCAGGCCGTATCGGCAACCACTACAGACGTAGTTTTCAACACCAGTGTAGACCGTCTGACGCCATTCCATACCCGCACCACTGAAATTATCGGCACGGATGTTTTTGGCGGTGGTGTAAGCGTTGCTACCAACAAACAAGATGCCGTAAGTGGTAAATCCATCGCTTAAAGTGCCAGTTGAAATCAAATAGAAATTGTTAAAGTTGACATAGAATCGGGAGGCCGCGACAGAAAAACCTACCGCATTGCTTGCCGCTGTTACTCTTAGCGTAACTAAACCTTGGCCTTCAATGTCGCGCAAATTTGGGTTTGTTGAACCAATAGTTAAACCCGTAATTTTGTAAGACCCTGAAGGGAACACCACACGAGTTGCGCCGCTGTTCAATGCGTTCTGACAGGCAGTCGTGACGTCAAGGGCATACGTACCGCCTTGGACATCTGTAATTTGCGCCTGCGTCATAAAGTCAAAAACGCTGACGGTTTCTTGCAGTTTGCGATGAACCGTTTGGCCAACCGAGTTGGCCAGCAAACCACTGGCGTTGGATTGACGGAAACCAACTAAAGCATCACCTTTGGCAACATCTGAAGTGTTAGCCAAATCTGCTTTAAAAGTTTCAATGTTGGTAATGTTGTCAACTGTCCAGATCAAAGTGTCAGTGGACGTCTTAAGAACAAACTTGTACGCAGCAGAAGTTAGCCAAATATTAGCTTCGCCGCGTGTGTCCAAAATAATTGGATTGGTGTTAACTGTTACACCGGCTGAATCAACATAAGTTGCCAAAAGCGTAGTTGTACCAGCAGCATAGGTGTACACCTTGCCGCCCACCAAAGGGTTGCCATCGGTGCCAAAAAACTGAAGTTTTGGTGGGGGTGAAAGAGCAACAGCTGTCATTTGGTATCTCCAATTAGGTCACTTCACGCCCAGAAACGCGAATGTTGATTGCGCTGGCAGTACCTGCAATTGTACTGATAAAGTCACTGACGCCAAGTACTTGGCCAACAAGTTCAGGAAATGTGTAAACCTCAGAGGCTTGAAGCGTTTTAGTCTTGGTGATCAAGTTAGTATTGCCAGCCGATCCAGCCGATGTGACCAAGTTTACGCTGATCGTAGCCGCCGTGGCGCTGATGTTAGTGGCCGTAAACTTGTCAATAAGTGCCGTAACGCCAGTGGCTGTGTACTGCGTGGTTTGGGTTGCTTCGGCAAATTTAGCCGGTACGAGGACTTTGACGGTGACTGTCATGATATTCCTTAAACTATGCTGGTAATGATACCGTTTACAACTGTGACTGTCTTAGGTGGGGCATTTGCAGTTATAAACGATCCTGATGCGCCACTGACACTCGCCGCAGCAATCGTAATTGAACCCGCGCCGTTTGTGATTGTGACATTAGCGCCTGCGGTTAGCGTAGCGGGAGTAAGTGTGTTGCCTGTACTGTTGCCAATTAACAATTGCCCATCGGTAAAACTTGTTTGTCCTGTGCCGCCAAATGCCACAGCAAGCGGAGAGTTTAGAAACGCCATCGTGCCCAATTCTGTTCGTGGCGCAGTTTCTATTTCTTGCTTTAATGCCATTAATTCAGCGCTCAGATTGACTGGCGCAGGCTGAGTACCTACGGTTTGCGTTAAGGCTTGCAAAGCCGCATCATAAGATGCAATCAATGATTCAGGACTAGGGCCAACATCGCCATCGTATACCAACGTAGCTGCGTTAAACATTGACAAGAAAAACAAATACCAGGCGCGGTCAATCAGACCCGTGCGAGGATCGATCAACGGCACTCGCGGTGGCGTAATCGGCGTTGGCGTAGCGTTAGGACTAGGCATTCGTTGGACTCAGAATTAGTTCTGCGCCCATGATGGCAATCTTCACAGGGTCAGTGGCCGATATTTCATAAACGCGGTCACGCAACTTGGTGGTCATGCCCAGACGCCGCCAAATTACACGTCTGTAATATTCGCCAATCTTGCCCATAGACTTCCAATGTTCGTTAGACCATGTGTGGCCACCATCGTCTGAAAAGCGAAGCATGACCTGCGGGTCTGCGCCTTGGGTTGTAGTTGTTTCTTGATCGGCAATTAAATAATCATTACTTTCTGTAATTAAATAGTCGCTAAGTTCAGTTTCAAGATAAATTGTTTCAGGAATAACAAACCCATTTAAGCCCACGCCAGACTCGCAATCAAGTTGCAGCATGTGTTGGGTTGTGCGATTAAGGGTGTTAGTGCCAGTCGGCAATGCACGCCATGAACGCAGCCATTTCTGAATGCTGCCATTGTCCGAATAGTCGTCTAGGTCAAACGCATAGATGTTGCCGTTTTGAAAATCGCCAACAACAATCTTGTTTTGAAACGCCATCTGACAATTTGATTGATGGCGAGTAAATTGACCATCAACAAAACCGGCACGCTCATGCCATGCTTGGGTTGCGGCATCGTAGACCCATGTGGTGTTGGCCGAAGGAAAAATCAGCACATAAAAGCTGTGGCCATCTTGCTGGTACGTGTAGCCAATAGCATCCGACATATCAGCGTATTGTTGAATCTGCCATTCAACTGCATGAGTAGAAATACGCACACCAGCGTAGCCATTTGCACGGTAAACAATACCTTGACCACGGCGGTCACGGCCAAGCCAAAATAAACCGTTGTCCATTTTGGCTACCGAATACGGGGCGGCGCAACCTAGTTCGTTAAAAGCGCCTTGAATACGTTGTAGGGGAAAACCCGTACCGCCAACATCGTACCAAACTTCAATTGAGTTTGTGCCAAAAGCCCAAACTTCACGAAAGTTGGACGCCACAGCTATTAACCCATCGGGAGAACCTTCTGTGCTTGCAAAATCAAGTGCGTTAATGTTTGTGCCGTCAAGAATAGCGGTGACCCACATTAACTGGCTGTTTGGTTGGTTAAACACAAAGTAACCATCCAAATAACACACCGTCACAGCGCCAGGGAAATCAGGGTCTGTAATGGCACCAAACACACTTGTGGTGTTGTTATAAATGTAACTTGGGCCATTGCAAGCAATAAACAATTGCGTGCCGTTGTCGGCCATACTGACAGGGCCAGCGCCGCTTACAGTGCCAAGTAACGTGGCTGTGTAAGCATTGTTGATTTTGTAAAGTTCATTGCCTGACACGACAAAGCCAATGCCGTCATCAGATGAAAAAGCCCAAAGACCACGGATCGGGCCAGTGCCAAGTGTGTTAAGCAACTTTAAGCCTGGTGCCCGTTGCAAAAATGCAGGCTCTTTTCCCGCCTCGGGAACAATCTCAGGAAACAAATTGACCATCCTAGCATCCGCAGCATTGACGCTGCGTGCGACATAGGATGAACCAAGAATCGGCGTCTTCATGCTATACTTCCATTTACATTAAATGGAGTTAA